GCCACGCGATTCGCGATTCGCACTCTTTTTCCCGCATGTTGATGCGGACGGATTCGAGATTGATCCGGGCCTCCAACTGCACCAGCTTCCGGCCCTGATCGATCACCTTGACCGCCAGCCAACCCCAGAAGGACGTGCAACCTGCCCCCAGCAGACTCACTAACGTAATTACCCACCACGGCATCACCAGGTTTCTCCTTTGTACGTTACGGGATAGGTTGATACTCCGAAGCGATCTGACGACAGCGCCGGGACTGTCCCTTTCCCCAAGTGCCCGTAGTGCCGGGGGCCGTTTCTGCGGTCTTGCGCGATCCCTGCTGCCAGTAACGCGCCAAATCTTTCCCCGTGAAGGCCAAGCTCGTCGTTGGCTCTCTGTTCGGCCACTGCCAGGCAGGACTCCAGAATCAACTCGGAATGCCTCATGCCGCCGAGAGGGTAGGGTTTCGCCGTGGTCAGCTTCCCCGCGTAGGATTCGTAGCGGTACGTGATGGTGAAAGCATCGGACGGGACAGGCCACCACATGACCTGCAGCCGCTGGCCAGTGGCCCCGTCGCTCTCTTTATGCCTGACGGCCGCATATCGCGGCAGCCCCGCCGGGTCTCCCCGCTGCCAGAGTGATAGCATCCGCCCCTCGCCAACGACGACGATGGAATTGCGGCTTACGTCGGGGGTACAGAAAAGGTCTCCGATGATGCGTCCGAAGTCGTCAGGGAGATCCTGAGCCTCCCCGGCAGCCACCGTCTCGATCGTAGCGGTGGGCCGCATGAACGACCACTCATAGCCCGCCTCAACGCCCTCCATCGCCGGGGGGTAATAGAACCGCCGCACACCGGACTGGATGTAGCGGTCCACTTCCGCCACCTTATCAGCACCCCAGGTCGCGGACTCCCCCTTGTACCCAAGGAAGTGCCCAACCTCTTTCTGCAGGTCCGTGTAGCTGATAGAGAGGGTGGATTCGGCCATAGCGGTTAGCCTTTGGCCTGGTTAGCAGCGAATCTCCCGTCACTCAGGTCGGCCATGAGACTGACGAAGACAAGAGCCTCCGGTGACAGCCTGCTCGGCCTGAAGATATCGTTCCGCTTCTTGAACTCCCTGTAGAATAAAACCACTGAATCAGGAAGGTTTGTCGAGTCGTACCCGAGATCGGTAAACGCATCAGTCGCGTACTCGTCAATCCGCGTGTCCTTCTTGACGGGCTCCACCGATGACTGTGCCTGCTCTTGCTTCGGCATCTTCTTCTCCCTCGAAAGGTGCGGGGCCGGCCTTCCGGCCCCGCAGTGAACCCGTCATGCTTACGCCAGCGTCGCGCCAGCGAATCCGCCGGCAGCGATGCACCAGAGACCGTTCCAATCCAGGATGACCCGCTCGGCAGCGGCATCGACCGTGAAGCTGGCCAGTGCGGTGGTCGGGGAGTTGTTGGCAACGCCCCGAATACCGTTCGTGACAGTGACGACAAACCCGTTAGTGGTCAGTGTCCCGAGACCCAGGAACCCCTTGCGATTCCCGTAGCTCCGCCCGTCCGCCAGCGTGTACGTCGCAGTCGCAGCCAGTGTCACGCCACCCAGGACGCAGGTCAGGCCGTTCCGCATGGCCACCGTCGCCCCGCCAGCGTTTGCCGGACAGATGAACTCCACGCCGCCGGTTTCCTCGCCCGTGAGCAAGTCCGCCTGAACGGTCGGGTTCCCGCGCATGATGTAGCCATGCACAACGCCAGCGGCCACCAGGGCAGCCAGCGCCGGAGTCGCAGCCAGAACGACAACCGTGGTACTCGTGACGCTGCCGATGGTGTACCGGCCCGGCTGGATGAGGCGGTTCGTCCCCGCGTTCGATCCTGCCAGAATGACCAGCGTATCTCCGGGGAGAACAGCGTTGTCACCCGTGGCCGCCGTGTGGGTCAGCGTTACGCCGTCCGTCGCCAGCGACATCCCCGCCGCAGCGCTGGCAGTCAGGGCGCAGATCGCCTTCGTCTGCATGATACGGGCCGTCCCGCGTCCCTGAATCAGCCCGTCACGAACGAAACGACCACCAGCGGCCCCGGACCCTGCCGTAAAGCAAAGGCGGTCGCCAATCGTCACGCTTGCGGCGCCGACAGCAACCTCAATGCCCTCGCTGCCGGGACGGTAGATTTCCACGAACTGCCCGCCAGCACTCGCGCCGTAGTCCCTCGCAGCGACGCCGGCGAAGACACCGCTATTCGCGCTCGCACCCGCTGTCGGGCGCTCCACCGCGTTGTGACGCCGGCCTTCCTTGTCCGTCGCGGTCCCGTGACCGATCGCGTTACAGACGGCTTCGCCTTTGAGAAGGGCGTCCGAGCCCTTGTACCAGACCCACCCGATTATCGGGTTCGACTGGCCGATATGTCCATTCAATGCACCCATGATACTTCTCCTGCTTTCTCCGTTACCGGATTACTTGCTGATGACGGCCTGCCGACGACGGTCCGTGCAGATCATGTTGAGAGACACGTCCAGATCGACCCGGCGAACCAGATGCTTGCCCGGAACCATGTACGGCTTGGACAGGTTGTTTTCCCAACCCGGCATGACGCCCACGGTCATGTACTTCCAATCCAGCATGTAGATCGGATCGGTGCTGTCCAGGTCCAGCTTCGGAGCGTAGGTCAGCGGTGTTCCCTTGAACACTGCGCGGCCGTCCTTGCTGGCGAGGTCATTGCCGAGGTTCATGTTCTGGCTCTCCAGAATCTCCTCGCACGTCGAAATGACCGCATCCCCGACGTAGATGCCGTTCGACATCTTAAACGTGGGCGACGCATGGGACACCGGAGAGCGGAAGTTGGTCCGGCGATGAGCCCGACGCATTTTCCGGATCAGGTCTTCCTTCGTCACCTGGCTGTACTGCGCCGTGTAGTTGCGCCACCGCGGCCACTCCACGCTCGACAACCCACCGCAACCCTGCGGGAATCCCGCGGGATTACCACCGTTGAAGCCTTCCGCGGCATTCTTGACAACCCAATAGGCGAGCCCGTAGGGGGTCAGGAGATCGCTCGCGTCAACGGGCTTGCTCCAAAGCAGCGACTCCAGGAGCTCATGAAAACTCATGCGCATCCCAGTGTACTTCGTTACCAGGAGGTCAACGATCGCTTTCCCGTCCTGCTGGAAGGAGGGCTCGCGCATGTCGTAGAGGTAATGCGCGTTGATATGCCGCGCGCCGACCTCTGCCGTCTGCATCGTGTCATGGACCGAGGAACCGTCGTTCTCGTACATCCCGACCGTGCGGGCCGAATGGTTGTGATCCATCTGGAGGCTATGCTGCCAGGCGCGTCCACCGTTGAACTTCGTCTTGCGCTCGCCCCAGATTTCCCGTGTACCAACAAAGTCCACGAGGTCAGTCTGCAGACCCGTGAACGCCCCTCTCTCAATGAGGTGATCCTGGGTCATCAGAACCAGGTCATCAATCTGTGTGTGTGACAATGCCATAATTTACCCTCTATCCGTCTGTTAGTCAGACTTGTTCTTGCCGATGAATTGATCCGCCACTGCCGCGGCTGTCTCTATGGGACTACCGACAGGCTTGGCCCTCGACTTCCCTGGACGATTGACGTGCTGCGTTGCCCTCTTGGCGAGCTTGCCCGACCTCTCCGCCTCTTCGACCTGCGCCGCTACGTCACCCAGCGCTAGAGAGGTGGCTTCCTTGAAGATTAAACCCCGGTCACACTCTCCTCCGGCGGCTTTATAGCCTGCCTCAAGGATTTTGAACTTCGTCTCCAACAGTCCACGCTTCACGGCCTGTTCAGGGGTTGCCTGGGAAGCAGGTCCATCGCCCAATGCGTCTTTGAACCCTTCCCCCAACCCTCGAATCTGGCTGTCAAACCAGGTCTCCCGACCAGCCCGCGAACTCTCATCAAGACGGCCTTGAAGCTGGCCAACCATGCCCTTCAGAGCCTTGACCGCGGCTACGACCTTCTCGTCGTATTCCTCGGGGTCTAGGTCCGGAATGGCGTCCAAGTCAAACTCGATCGCCCGTACTTCGCCGTCACCACTCTTCTCTGCATCAGCCTCGGGAGCCTTCGCCACCTTGGCCGATTCAAGCAGATCACACACTCGATCCAGGGATTCCGCGTGCTTGAAAGCGCGCGCATCCGTCATGGTCATGCCGGCCTTGACAGCCCGCTCAACCTGGGCATCCGTGATCTCTGCTTTACCGTCGTCGTCCTCCTCGTCGTCCACTTGCTCATCGGGGGCAGCGCCTCCCTTGGCATCGTCATCGTCTGTCTCATCGGCAGACGGAAATTGGGGATCGGGCTTCTTCTCGCCCTCGTCCTTCGCAACACGCTTCACGTTTTCCTCGACAGCGGCCTTGGCTGACCGGGTAAACTCGGCCATCTCAACCTCTGTCGCTTTCACTTCCTCTGCAGCTTCGATATTCATACTCTCTTTTCTCCCTAACGCATACTGGCGTGTATTTCTGTGGTTTCTTGTATCACATGAAAGAAGACCTGTCAACAAATCCTCGCGCTTTCAGCGCTTTTTTTCTGTGTTTCGCATCCCTGTAGATTGGATCGCCGTCGCTCGTCACCTCCGTGGGCACCCCGACCTGCTGGAAATGCTTGCGAAGCTCGTCCGCCTGGCTCGCGTTGACACCCGACGCAACACACGTCATCGGCCAGCCTTTTGACGGGGGAAGCCCCTTGCGTTCCGCCGCGAAGCATCGCCGCGCCGTGAGTGTCTTGGGGGCCTTACCCACCGGAAACACCCGCTCAATGATCTCGCCATCATCCATCTCGTAACAGTATGCCGGCATCAGCTAACCATCCTTCCAATTGCGGCCTTCTCTGACGGCTGTGCACCGATCCCCATCAGGCCCCTTGTCATGACATCATCCTTCCCGCTGCGTGTCGCTCCCGGGCGATTCACGCGCTCATACGTCCTCGTGGTGTGCGCGGGTTTCCGTGAGCGTTCCGGCTCAGGATTCCCGTGGACAGGCTCGTCGCTCGTGGGCTCCGAGTAGATCATGATATCATTCAGCTCAGGGATGTTCGCGAAGCGTGATAGCATCTCGAACAGGCGTTGGAAGTCCACCTGGATACCCTGCCCCTTGAGGTCAGGCATCACGGGAACGATGTAACGGTCCCATATCATGCCGATCTTCTGGATCTTCGTGGAGGGGCTGTCGTCCTGCATGGAGTACACGTCGATATCCAGGTTGTAGTCAAGGAACCGGCCTTTGCGCGTCGCCTCACTCCACTCCCGGTGAATCGCGATACTCGTGCCCTTCACAGGTTTGATGATATCACGCTTGCGGACGGGATCGGTCCACTCGTACCACGCCAAAGACCGGAAGATAGACTTCGCGAACGTGATGGTCTTGTCGGTCATGTGCTTCATCCGCGCGCCGGCCGCCTCTGCCAGCATCTTGTCTTGGCCAAGGGTGTCTGTCATGGGCGACAATCCGCCCAGCGCGTCGAGATTGCCGGCGAAGTAGCTGAACAGGTCCTTGATCTGGATGAACAGCGCCAGCGTTGCGGGGTCCACGCCGCCGGTCGTGATTGCTTCCGGCCCCTGTCCGTCATAGCGAATAGCGTCCCCGTCGCGGGCGGCTTTCAGTGCTGCAACGTCCTCGTCATGCCCACCCTTGAATCCCGCGACGGTCTTCCTTGCGTCGGCTCCTCTGCCCATCTTACGGAAGAGGCTGTTCGCCAACTCGTGGAGGTCCATCCACAACGCGACGGGAGGGAGGGGAAGCAGGTTGCCCGGAACTTCCGAATAGCCAAGCATGTGGTATGGACCCGAGTCAGGCCCGTCCCAGGGAACGATTCGGAGCAACTTCTTCGCCTTGACCCCATACGTGACCAGCTTCCTTTCCAGGGGTAGCCACACATCGCGCAGCCACACTTGATCCCCGTAAATGTCGCCCCCTGTGCTGACAGACACGGTTTCGGCCCTCTCGCCCCCGTCATCGCCTATGGTCGAGTGCTCATCGGGTATGAGATCGTCCGGGCTACACTCCTCGCACATCCCGCGAGCCACGCCCAAGCTCACCCAATAATCGTTGCCTTCGTACTGCATCTGATCGCGGCGCTTTGCTGTCATGTCGCAAAAGTAATCATCGAGCGAGACCATATCAGCGAAGGGCCGGCCGTACTCGTGACCCAGAACCTCGTCCCCCGTGCCTTCTATGCCCACCTTGACGATCGCGAAGGAGAACAGGGCCTCCATCACGGCTGAATGCAGCGTGTTGGCCAGGTCCACCTCTTCGGGCAACTGGTTCAGCGCGATCTCCATGTTCTTGGCGTAGGGTCGCAGCTCGGGGTTCCGCGCGGTGATGACCACCCTCGGAGCCCGCGCCGCCAACTGCCGCGAGTAGATGGTGCTCGCCATCTCAAGGAAATTGGTGGGAACACGCCACTCGGACCCGCCATCGCCGTAATGGTTCCCGACGTATTCCCTGATCGCGTCCACCCGCACCTTGCGCTGCTTGCTAAGCTGCTGGACAGACCACTCGATAGACTTCTGCAGTCGCAAGAAGTTGACGCCCATCCTGGGCTCGTTTTCGTTTCTCAAAGCTTCGACCTGCCTTCCTGACGCACGTCGCGCCCTTGCACCACCATTTCAGCAAGGAGTTCCCCATTCCAACCCAACACAAAGAACCGTACCCCGTCACCACTGGCGAGCGCCCCGCGCAATTTCAACCGGTCATTGTGATAGAAACCTGGGTCATCCTTGAAGATGTTCGCCCCGTTGGCAAAAGGCTCCGAGTGCCCGCCAACGCGAAAATAGTTGACGCCCGCCTCCCCTGCCTCCATAACCTGCGGTGCCCGGATGCCAAGGGGCAGCAGCCACAAGCGGCTCGCCGGCTTGTACAGCCCGTCCCCGCCCTTGTTGACGGGTTCGTCCGGCACGGGTTCCGGCACGGGATCAGTCTTGCCCTTGATCCGGTCGATCAACCCCTGAATCCTCTCGCCCAGCCTCTTGATTTTTTCGAGCAACTTCTTCACGAGCATCCTCCATCATTTGATCCGCCATCTCCGTCCCCAGCCTCAGCCTTGCCACCCTGTCCAGCGCGGTGCAGCCGCTCAGCAAGGCGACGACAACGCCAACCCCAATACACTTTGAAAAACCCATGACTCGCCTCCCATGCTTGAACCGCGATGTGATATGCAGTGACCAGCTTTGCAGGAATCATTTCAACGCCTCCTCGTTTGCCCGCCACACGTCCTGAACGTACCGCTCCCAACAATGACCGCGCTTGCGCATCTCGCTCCTGATTCGCCGCGGGGGAGTGCCGTCACCCTTGCCGGGTGAGACCCAGCCCCCCACCACGACAGCCACGTACTTCACGCGCCCGGTCGCGCCGAACCCCAGCAGGTCCATGAAATCACGAAAGGCGCGGTGGCAGTCCATGACACTCAACCCGAACATATCCCTGAACCGCAGCAGGAAATCATGAATCACCGCAGGCTCATTGCCTTCGCCCCGGTTATTGGCCCGCCACCACCGGAACACGCGGGGGATAGAGAAGAAATCGCAGATGAACCCGGCAGGGATCACAAACGTCCGGCCCCGCCAGCGGAAGATGAGGGGGGCTGTCAGCTCCCATAACCCCGGCGCATAGTCCCTGTACTCCAGCTTGGTCAGTACGCACCATGCAGACCTCCGTCCCGTCCGCCCGGTCTATGTGAACGTAGGTCATGCCCTCTCCGATCTCGGGAACCTTGCGCCTGCCGGTGTCGGACCAGCCCGCGAAAAGCCCCCTCAATTTGGGATGGTGCCCGAAGTCGCCCACTTGCATCCGAAGCGCATGGGCCAGCTCGTGAAGCAGCGTGCCAGCATTGAACAGGACGCCTCCGAAGCGTGCTAGCAGAACGCTCCACACCCGCTTTGAAGTCTTGTAGGTGAACGTGACGGGCTCCTTGACGGGGCTGCCCACCGTGATAGTGACGAGCTTCCGGGTGTATTCCGCCATGCCAAGGGTTCTGACGCCATCCAGGTTAAACATCCAATCATCTTCACCGCCGTTCCTGATCTTCTTCCCCGGCATAAGCACGAGATTGATGTCGCATTTATCCGGGGCCTCAAGATTGACGGAGCGAATTAGATTGCG